CAATCAGATATATTTTGGTTAGCTTGGGAATGTTTACGCAGGGCTGGCGCTCAGGTATCTCTATCGTTTGATGAGTTTATTGACAGCTTAGATACTGTCGAGGTATTAGACGAAGAAAAAAAATAACTGAGCGGTCTTCAGTCCTTTACAGCATCGCACAGTTGAGCGTAGAGACTGGGATACCGCCTAGAGAATTTATTGATATGGATAGCGAAATGTATGCCGCAATCATACAAGTCCTAACCGACAGAGCTAAGGAGATCCGAAATGCCAGCAGAAGCCGTAGGCGTTAAAGATGTCCTTGCAGGTCTAAAGTTTATTGACAAAGATTTACAGGATCGTATTAGGACTGCCATTGATCCGCTAATGCGTAACGTAGCAGCTAAGGCTAGATCGTTTGTGCCTGGTAATTCTGAGGTGCTATCAGGCTGGACTAAAGAGCCTAACCCGAACATTAATTACCGCCCATTTCCTAAATATGATGCTGGCACAGTCAAGGCTGGTATTGGATACAACTCAGGCGATAACCGCACATTCAAAAATGGATTTAAAGTTAGTAACTATGTTTACAACGTAAGCGCACCAGGTCGCATATATGAAACTGCTGGCCGTAAAAACCCACAAGGTAGAGCGCCATTCCAGCAGATCGATCCAAGCCTACCTGGCACAACCTTCGGCAAGGTACAAGGATTTGAAGGCAAGTCTAAAGCACGTGAGTACACCTACAACAAATCTACTAGAGAGTACGCATCAAATAATCCTTTTGCTGGCTATCAATTTGTTACATCAATGCCAGGGCTTACTTCACAACCAAAGATTAAAGGCGTACGTGGTGGTGGTCGGAAGACTAAAGGTCGTTTAATCTACAAAGCCTGGGCACAAGATAGTGGCAAGGTTTATCAAGCAGTGCTAGGCGCTATAAATTCTACAGCTATAAAATTTAACAAATCAACAGAGATTAAGAAGGCAGCGTAATGGCCAATGTAGTAGTCTCGGCAATAGCCACCTGGAATGGTAAAGCACTTAATAAAGGCAAAAAGGATGTATCAGCCTTTGACAAGCAAGTAAACAAATTAGGCAAGACCTTTGCTGGAGTTTTTGGCGCTCAGCAATTATTCCAATTTAGCAAGCGAGCAGTACAAGCCTTTGCAGCCGATGAGAAGGCAGCCAAGTCTTTAGAGGTTCAATTACGTAATACTGGTTTTGCATTTAGTGCGCCAGCCGTTGAAGATTACATAGCCAATTTACAAAAAGTTACAGGCGTATTAGATGACCAATTACGCCCAGCATTCCAACAATTACTCACAGCTACAGGATCTATTACAAAAAGCCAAGATGCATTAAACACTGCATTAAATGTAAGTGCTGCTACTGGTCGATCTTTAACAGAGGTAAGCGCAGCATTAACTAGAGGATTCTCAGGCAACACCACAGGTCTTAGCCGTTTAGGTGCTGGCATAAGTAAGGCCACATTAAAAACTGGTGATATGGATAAGATCCTGGGTGAACTTAATAACAAGTTTGCAGGCCAGGCACAAGCTAGATTAACTACCTATGCAGGCAAGATGGATCTACTAAGAGTATCTACAGAGAATGCTAAAGAAGAAATCGGTAAAGGTTTATTAGATGCTATAAGTTTACTAGGCAAGAATAGAAGCATAGAAGATGCCGCTACTCAAATGGATACTTTTGCTAAATCTATTAGCGATGCAATTTATGGCGTAGGTTTACTAATTAGTAAGTTAGATGGCCTAGCATCTAAGATAACTTCTGGTGGCTTAGGCGATCTATTAATACGCTTACAACCAGGTGGTTTAGCCTTACAAAGAGCTATTGGCTTTGCTGGCAGTGCAAGAAGTGCCACTCAACCAGACAATAAACAAGGTCGAGCATCGGCTCGTATCTTTGGCCAACAGCTACGCCTAGAGAATAAACTATCAGAGCAGAAGAAAAAAGAATTAGCGTTATTAGATGCCAAAAATAAGAAGCAAACCGAGGTAGATAAATTAGCCCAGCAATTTGACGTTGAACGCATAGGTTTAATGAAGGCGCTAAATGAGACTACCGATGCTGAGACTAAGTTACGTATCCAGGCAAAGATAGCAATACTAGACAATAATGAGGCTTTGGCTAAGAAATACAATGCAGAGTTAAACGCTCAGACAGCAGCTGATTTATTGGCCGCTGCCGCTAACAATGCTGCTGGTGCCTTAAACACTTTGCCTAATAAATACGATCAAATTTTTAAAAATTTATACGAGCAATCACTTGCTATGGGTAATGATGTTGCTGGCGCAAGAGCTTTGGCTGGTATGTCTTCAAGATTACAAGCTGAGGCGGATGCATTCTTAGCAGGCACAGGCCGATACGCAGTACCAGGGCAATTACCATCTAGTGCTACAACAGCTGCAGCAGCAGCAGCACCTACAGTAGTGCCACAGGTAACAGTTAATACAGGCGCAGTATTAAGCAGTAACCAAGATTTAGAACGTTATATCCAAGATGCTTTAGGTAATATAACTAAACTAGGTAATGGAGCATTAGTACCTGCTGGATCGATAGCGTTCGCATAATGATTCCAGTAATAAACGCCACAATAAACTTCTCTACTGGGCCAAGCACTGCTCAGGCTATGCAATTAGATATTGGCGTATTAGGCACAAACGTACTAGCAGATGCAGTAGCAGTTATTGTTGATGTGTCAGATCGTATTAACTTTATTCAGACAGCTGTAGGCCGTAATGCTTTATACGACCAATTTCAGACAGGCCAATTAACGCTACGCATAGTAGATCAGAATGGCGACTTTAACCCTACTAATCCGCTTGGGCCTTATTATGGCTTGCTAACACCTATGAAGAAGGTCAGCATCGCTGCTACCTATAACAGCGTAACCTATCCTCTATTCTCAGGCTTTATTACAAGTTATGTAAACACACAACCTAAAGATGCCACAGAGGTTGCCTACACAACCATACAAGCTGTAGATGCGATGCGTCTGGCTTACAACGCCCAGATCTCTACAGTCACAGGTGCCACTGCTGGTGACCTATCAGGCACACGTATTAATGAGATATTAGATGAGATCGACTGGCCAGCATCACAGCGCCAGATAGATGCAGGGCAAACTACATTACAGAATGACCCAGGCACCCCACGCACTGCTTTAGGTGCTATGCAGACTGTTGCCCTGTCAGAGTACGGCGCAATATATGTAGGCTTCGATGGATCCTTTGTATTTAAAGACAGGCTTACAGCTACAGAGACCATAGGTAATCCAGCCACAGTCTTTGCAGATGATGGCACAGGTATCCCATACGCTAATGCAGCCTGGAAACTAGATGACACCCTTATATTTAACTCTGCCCAGATAAGCAGGCTATCGGGCACTGTGCAATCTGCCAGCAATCAGGCCAGTATTGACAAGTATTTTATTCATTCATATAACCAACAAGATTTACTGATGCAGACCGATGCCGTAGCCCTAGATTATGCCAGGGCTTATGTGGCTAGCAGGGCTGAGACAACCATCCGATGCGATGCTATCGAGCTAGACCTATACACCCCTAACTACGATACAGGCATAGTCGCAGCGCTTAACCTAGATTTCTTTGATCCGATCACAGTAATCACAACCCAGCCTGGTGGATCTAAGCTGGAGAAAACACTGCAAATCTTTGGCGTATCTAACATCATCACACCTAATAGCTTTAAAGTGGTGTTTACAACGCTAGAACCTGTCATAGATGGGTTTATAATAGGCAACGTAGATTACGGGGTCTTAGATCAAAACGTATTATCTTATTAAGGAGATATAATGCCAACTTTTCCAGGCAATACTGGTGATGTAGTTACTTCTGCTATGTGGAATGGGCTACCAGCCTTTACAGTACAAACTGCTAAAACAGCAGATTACACAGCAGCCAGTGGTGATGAGTACCAGCAACTAATCCCAATGAATAAATCCTCAGCTGCTAACTTCAACATCCCAACCGATGCTACTTATAACTTTCCAATAGGGACAGTTATTACAGTATTAAATCAAGCGGCAAATGCAGTAACTATTAAAGCAGTTACATCTGGCACTACAACAGTCTTAAGTGCTGGATCAGTTGCAGCACAACCAACTTTAGGACAATACAAATCAGCGGCCTGCATTAAAACTGCTGCTAATACTTGGTATGTAGTTGGAGCTATTGCATAAATGTTAAATATATTAGCGGGTCAACTTGCACTCAGTACACCAACTACATTAAGTATTGATTATTTAGTTGTAGCTGGTGGCGGCGGTGGTACTGGTGGTGCGTCAGGTGCAAGCACAGGTGGTGGCGGTGGTGCTGGTGGATTTAGATCAACTGTCACAGCAACTGGCGGTGGCGGTACATTGGAAACAGCTTTAACTCTTAATTTATCAACTAACTACACAGTAACTGTTGGCGCTGGCGGCGCTGGCGGCGCTGGTGGCGCACCTTCCGCTGGAACTACTGGTGTTAATTCTGTTTTTGCAACAGTCACAAGTAATGGTGGCGGTGCTAGCCCTGGTGGTACTGGTGGTTCAGGTGGTGGTGGTTATTACAATGCACCAACAAAAGGAAATGGAACTGCAAATCAAGGTTTTGATGGAGGTACAGCAAATACAAATTCACCTTATGGCTCAGGTGGAGGTGGTGGTGCTGGAGCTGTTGGAGCTAATGGAACAGCTGGCGGTGCTGGTGGTAATGGTGTAGCAACTTCTATTAGCGGATCCTCTGTAACTTATGCTGGTGGCGGCGGTGCAGGATCATCTTTAAGTGGATTTTCAGCCGCATCTGGTGGTACAGGTGGCGGTGGTAATGGTGCAGCAGCTAACACTGTTGGTGCAAACGGCACAGTAAACAGTGGAGGCGGTGGAGGCGGCGGTGCAGAAGGTGGATCAACCGCAGCAGGCACTGGTGGATCAGGTGTAGTTATTTTAAAATATCCTGATACAAACACAATTACTATTGGTAGCGGTTTAACTGGTTCAACTGCTGGCCCTTCTGGTGGTTTTAAAGTTACAACAATTACACAAGGTACTGGGAATGTGAGTTGGGCATAATGGCACATTACGCATTTTTAGATGAGAACAATATCGTTACAGAAGTTATTACTGGTATTGATGAAACTGAGTTAATAGAAGGATTAGATCCAGAAACTTGGTATGGCAATTTTAGAGGACAACTTTGCAAGCGAACCTCATATAACAACAAAATCCGCAAACAATACGCAGGTATTGGCTATACCTATGATGCCGATGCGGATGTATTTATTGCGCCTCAGCCTTATCCATCTTGGTCATTAGATAATAACTTTGATTGGCAACCACCAACACAAAGACCAGAGGGTATTGGTTGGGCTTGGAATGAATCGACATTAAGTTGGAATGAAATTGAAGCCTAAATTATGTGCAGCTGGTGTGCAGTTAAGAGATCAAATTGATACGTGGTTTCCAGATAGGCGTACTGCCAGTGATGGGTGGGTGGGCGATAGCCGTCACGCCGCCAGAAAGTCGGATCATTCTCCAGACGAATTTGGGTGGGTCAGAGCAGTTGATATTGATTCTCGCTTGGGTTCACCCGAAGGGATCAGTGCTTATGTGGCTGACCAAATCAGAGTCGCTGGCAAAACCGATAAGCGTTTATCTTACGTCATCCATAACGGACACATCGCTAGCAAGATATTAAACTGGAAATGGCG